TCCTCATGCAAACAAAAACGAATGTGATGATTTAAAAGAAAAAGATTTGATTTTTGGTTGTGGAAAACCATTCAAAATTATTATAAATAATGACAATCTAATTGTAGAAATATGCGAATATATATAAAATATAATTCAATTCATTCAATGAATTCAATTATATATTGAATGATCTTTAGTGGATTAAAATATACATAAAATATAAATATAAATAAATGAAAAACAAATGGAATAAAAATAATAATAGTAAAAATAGCAAATTGAATAAAAACAAAATAAATAAAAAAACATTAAAAAATAAAAATAAAAAGAAAATAAGTAAAGGTGGAAAAGTATTAGCGTCAGGAGGGTTTGGATGTGTTTTTACACCTGCATTAAGATGTGAAAATAAAAAAACAAGAAAACGTAATGGCGTGAGTAAACTGATGACAACGAATCATGCGATCAAAGAATACAATGAAATTGTGCAAATTAAAGAAAAATTAAAAACCATAAAAAAATATACCGATTATTTTTTAGTGAATGATATTTCTATTTGTAAACCAGCACTTCTAACCAAGTCCGATTTAATAGATTTTACACAAAAATGTACTGCATTACAAAAAGATGATAAAATAACATCTAAAAATATTAATGATTCCTTAGACAAGATGATGATTTTAAATATGAAAAATGGAGGCCTTCCAGTAGACGATTTTATTTTTATTGCGGAACATTTTTCAGATTTGTATGAATTAAATCATTCATTAATAAGTTTATTAAAAAACGGAATTATAGAAATGAATAAAAAAAATATTTATCATTGTGATATTAAAGATTCAAATATATTGGTTGAAAAAAAGCAAAATAGCTTGAAGACGCGTTTAATTGATTGGGGATTAGCAACGGTATATGTTCCTTTTCATAACAATCCATTTCCAAACACTTGGATTAACCGACCACTACAATACAATGTCCCTTTTTCTGTAATTATTTTTACAGATGTTTTTATAGAAAAATATACAAAATATACAAATGATGGACTAAATAAGAAAGAAGAAGAAGGGTTGTCTGCATTTGTTTCTGATTATCTTGATTATTGGATTGATGAAAGGGGAATGGGACATTTAAAATTAATGGATCAAATTATTCACATTTTATTAGATCAAGAGAAGAGGGGACAGGGACATGGAGAAGGAGATGGACATGGAGAGGGAGAAGAAGAAGAGAGAAAAGAAACTTCTATTTCACAAATTACAATGGACTATATTACAAAATACATTGTAAATATTTTAATTCATTTTACAATCTTTAGAGAAGATGGGGCATGGACATTAAATATGCGTGAATATTTAGACCATGTTTTTATTGATAATGTAGATGTATGGGGATTTGTATCTACTTATCTTGCTTTTTTAGAGAGTTTGCATGAAAATAAAGATGAATTGGAAAAACCATTAATTGATTGTTTTGATATTATTCGTAATTTATTTATGTTCATCTATTTACCCTCTAGTTCACATATTCCGATAGATAAAAAAGTAATTTTTAATTATTTGAATCATTTAAGTGATTTGTATAAAATAGAAGCGTCACGAACAAATACAACAAAGAATAAAGATCAACTAAGTATGACAAAAAGCGTGAGTATTCGGTCCAAAGGAATTACTGGAGAAACATTCGTTCCAACTATTTTTAATAGTAACCGTTCTAACAAAATAAAATAAAATAAAAACAAAAATAAAAACAGTAAAATAGTAAAAAAAACTTATTTTTAGAAATAATTATATTTTATAATTATATAGTAAAATGATGAAACAATTTAAAGATTTATGTACCCCTGCTAGAATTTATTTTGTTGTGACCGTTCTTTTTTGTGTTATCTCTTTATTTAATGGTATGCCATTTTTAGCCGTAGCTATGAAATTATTTTTTGCAGTTATATGGACCTACATTTTAGGATGGTTATGTAAAAAAGATTTAACTGCTCTATCATGGTTTTTAATATTATTACCATTAATTATCTTTTTACTTGGATTTTTTGGTTTAATGCGTGTTTTTAAATCAGTTAAAGAAAACGGCAAAGAACAACAAAGACAACAATAGAAAAAGAGAAAAGACACAAATAAAAAAAGAAAAAAGAGAAAAAATAGATTTATTATGTAATTATTATATTATTGATTAATAATATAATATAAAAAATATGAGATTAGAAATATTTGTACTAGGATTAACAGCATTTTTTGTTTTTAATGCATATCATGATGGAAAATATACAAAAATGTTATTAAGTTTTAAAAAATATTATTCCATGATTTTTTATGTCATATTAGGAATTGGAATATATTTACTCTTAAAAAGAAATCCTCAACAAGGACGTAATATGTTACTTTATGCAAATAATGTAGTTAAATTTATGCCCATTGATAAATCATCCATGGATTTATTAAGTCCTATTATAGATTTTACAAACTCATCTGAAAAAAGTTTTATGGAATCATTTAATAATGTGGAACCCGCTTTTTGTGATTCTCAAAGAAAAATTATAGGTGGCCCAAGAAATGGACCCACCAAACGATCAGTTAGTGAAACAAAAAAGAAATACATTGCTGCTCAACAGGATTGGAGATGTGGACACTGTCAAAGTCAATTAGATCATACCTATGAAATAGATCACAGAATGAGATTAGAATATGGAGGAACAAATGATGTTGATAATTTAGTTGCATTATGTAGAAATTGTCATGGTAAAAAAACGGCTAGTGAAAATATGTAAATTATGTAAATAAAATCAATTAAGCGGTTTTACAAATTTATTTTGTTTATAATTTATTTATCATGAAATATTGTATTCTAATAATATATGGATAAAACAAATACAAATACAACGAATACAAATACAACGAATACAAATACAAGTAAAACAAGTATCCTTCCAGATTTTTCTACTCCAATGTATTTTTACCCTATCCTATTGGTTATTATTAGTTTAATCCTAGTGTTAATCAAGATATATATTGGATATAATATTCTTAAAGGTGTATCTTCATTATCTAAATCAAAATCGGGCGTTATTTCTAATATTATCATGACTGTAATTTTTGTTATGATTGTTTTAATCTTGTGCATTACTTTAATTCCGAATTTGAAATATTTGAAACAATTATTTGAACAAATCGGAAATGTAACTTATGCAATCCTTTATACAATATTCATCATTTTATTTTTTACATTGACATCTTCTGAAATTATTGATAAATATTACTACATTATTATTCCATTGGTAACGTTACTTGGATTATTTGTATTTTATAAAAGTATACAATCTAATTATATAGATAAATTTAACCTTAATTACGAAAGAATCAAAACAATCATCTTGTTTTTTTGTATTTTAACCATTATGATGGTTTATTATAGTGTTGACCCTGGAGGAATCATTAAAAAATATTTTGGTCATTTGATGTTACTGACCATTATTATTGCGGTATTTGTTTTTTTGTATTTAATTATTGTTTTAACTCTTCCAACTAGGTATTATACTAGTAATAATAAAAATAGTAAAAACAGTAATAGTAATAGTAAAAATAAAAGCAATATTCATAATAATTATTTCAATAATTTTTCAAATTTTTCCGTTTATGGAACAATCTCGTTTATCATCTTTTTAATCGTGGTGACTATTATTATTTCAACTTATCCAGGAGGTTTTTTTAGTAAAGACAATCAAGTAAAAGCCAGTGCAATTTTAATTTTTACATTATTAATATCTATATTGTGGTCCATACTTATTATAAGTAATGCATTTCCAGAATTATCAGATAAAAAAATGGATATTGATAACTTGAATTTATACAAACGTGGATTATTAATTTTATTTGGACTCGTCATTTCTATCTTAATCATTGTTTGGATCATTTATGCAGCTCAAAATAAAACAGGATCCGTTTCTCTCGTGTTGAATATTTTAGTCATTTTGATATTACTTGGAATCATTTACAAAACAATCTATGTTGCAAATCCATCTAGTCAAACTAATACGAATAATAAAAACAATGGTTCTTTTATTACAAAAATATTAACTTATGTTGGTTCCATGATAACAACAATTTATTCTTATATTTCTAAAAATGGATTAACTTTTACAAAAGATGGAAAAGATGGAGAAAATAGTTATTGGTATATGTTAGTCATTGCCATCCTCTTATTGGTTAGTTATTTTTATTTACCAACGATTTACAATAAATTTATGTTACAAGGTGGAAAAATATTAATCAATCAACCAATATATACAGATCAAGAAGTTTCATTAGGAACCTATCAAACATTCAATGGAAGTGATACATATGACTATAATTATGCATTNTCATTTTGGATATTTTTAAATTCTTTTCCTCCAAGTACGAATCCAAGTTATGCAAAATATACTTCTTTATTGAATTATGGTGGAAAACCAAATGTTTTATACAATGCCAGTGAAAATACTTTACTTATTACGATGAAACAAGAAAAGGGAGACTTGGTAGAAGAATTATCTAGTTCTGACCCTGTAGAATTGGATGAAAATGGTAACAGAATTCTGTATAAAAATACAAATATGTTGTTACAAAAATGGGATCATATTGTATTAAATTATCATGGTGGAGTTTTAGATATATTTTTAAATGGAGAATTAGTTAAATCCGTTGGTAACGTCGTACAATATTATACTTTAGATAGTTTGACCGTTGGTGAAAAAGATGGATTTCATGGCGGAGTATGTAGTGTTATTTACTATCACAAAGTATTAACTAGAAATGATATTTACTTTATCTACAACATGTTAAAGAATGAAGAAAATCCTGTAACTGAGAAACATAATGTTGCAACCATAGTAACAAATGAATAATTTATTTTTTCTTGTTTTTATCTTATTTTTGCATTATTTTGCATTATTTTGTCTTATTTTTGCATTATTTTGTATTATTTTATTTATTCACTTTATCTGATTATCTGATTATCTGATTATCTGATTATCTGATTATTTAATTTTATCAAAAATGACTAGAAAATTTCTAAATCTATATTATACAATGACTCCTCTAACTATTGTTATAATCGTAGTTGTAATTGTTTTAATATTGATTTTATTAAGATATATGATGAGTGACCCAAATACCGTCCAAGGGTTTCAAAAAGGAACGGTTTCTTCACAAATTAAATATTCTTCTTTAGAAACAAATGGTAGTGACGCACCAGCAACCAATTTTGCTTATTCTGTTTGGTTTTATGTCAATGATTGGAACTATCGTTATGGTCAACCCAAAGTTATTTTTGGAAGAATGGGGTCACCAAGTTTACCCAATGAAGGAAGTGTAGAAGGAATGAATGGTCTTGATCCATGTCCAGCAGTTGTTTTAGGTGCTATTGAGAATAATATCTCCGTATCTTTAGGATGTTTTCCAGGACAAGATGCTGAACCAAGTACTCCTGGTGGATCAACCGTCGTACATACATGTACTGTAGCAAACATTCCAATTCAGAGATGGGTGAATCTTGTGGTTAGTGTTTACGGAAGAACCATGGATCTTTATATTAATGGAAAATTAGTAAGAACCTGTTTATTACCAGGAATTGCAAGTGTTTCTCCAAAAGCAGATATATATGTGACACCTAATGGTGGATTTGCTGGATGGACATCTAAATTGCAATATTTTTCTAATGCATTAAATCCACAACAAGTATGGAATATTTATGAAGGAGGTTATAAAACATCTGTCTTTATCAATAGTGATTATCAAGTTCAAGTATCCTTAGTAGAAAATGGAACAACACAAAATACTGTTACATTTTAATTTCTAATTTTTTCTTATTTATTTAATATATATAATATGAGTAGTAATATGTCATTTTCTACAACCAGTACAACTTCCAGTTTTTTAGAATCAAATAGTTTAGTTGCAAAATTTTCATTTTTACTATTGATCATTTTTGCATTTATTATATTGTTTAGAATCGGAATTTCAATCATAACCTTTTTTTTTAAGCCATCTGGATCGCCAAAATTAATCAATGGGATGATTGATGCTACTCAACAACTTGTTTTTTATCAAGACCCTAGTGGACAGACAGGTAATTCAACCATTTATCGTTCTACTAATGAACGCGAGGGTATTGAATTTAGTTGGAGTGTATGGATCTATATTAAAAATTTACAATATTTAGATGGAAAATTTAGACATGTCTTTTATAAAGGAGATAGTAATTTAACACCAACTGGATTAAATTTTCCAAATAATGCACCTGGATTATATATTGCACCAAATACAAATGCACTTGTTGTTATGATGAACACCTATAATGTGATTAATGAAGAAGTTATTATTCCTGATATTCCTTTAAATAAATGGGTAAATGTTATTATTCGTTGTGAAAACAATACTTTAGATGTATATATTAACGGAACCATTTCACGAAGTGTAGAATTGAATGGTGTTCCAAAACAAAATTTTGGAAATGTATTTGTGGCGGCTAATGGAGGATTTGAAGGAAATATTGCGGATTTGTGGTATTTTAATTATGCTTTAGGAACTGCTGAGATCCAACGAATATTTGAAACCGGACCGGATACAAGAATGGCGTCTTCATCTATGTCTGCAACATCATTAGGATCCACCAATGATTATTTATCTATGAGATGGTTTTTCTATGGTTCAGGAGACATGTATAATCCTTCTTTTACGCCAAATTAAAGTAGTAAAAAGAGAAAAGAAAACTAATAAAAAGAAAAACTAATAAAAAGAAATTTTATATATCAAAATATGTTTAATATATAAAATGAAAAAAACTTCCTATTATCGTCCTGAACCTCCCAGAGTATGGAGCAGAGATCAAGGTCTGTGTTCTTTAACCACTGTTCCATTTGACCAATATCTTGTTTACGTCCCTCTGACAAAACAATTTGTTCTGCCAGCACAAGCGGATTTCCAGGATCAAATG